TGGTGTTCCTTTGACAAACGTTATGGCCGTTACCGGGCATGCTACGCCTTCATCATTGACACCGTACATTAGACACACATTGAAGAGCGCCACTGTTGCACAGCAAATGCGTGGTATGATATAACTATAGACAGTGGTGCTACAGCTCGAACCTGATAGCACACATAGTGAAGCCTGCTAAGGCTACCATTGCAGTAATGCAACAAGCGATGTTCGAGGTCGCTTGGGTAGTCTTAGCAGGCTTTTTTGTTTATAGGATTTATCATGCTGACAAAGGTGTGTACTAAGTGTGGTGTTGAGAAGACAGTTGATTGTTTTGTTAAAGACAAACGAGCAAGTAAAGGTGTCAGCAATAGATGCAAGCTTTGTGATAAAGCTTATAGAAAAGATAAAGCAGACGTTATTGCTACACGATTGCACAGGTACAGACAAGGCATAAAAGAGATCACGTGTTCATACAATAAAAAGTACCGCAGAGAAAACAAAGAACGTATAGCATTCTTAATGAAGCGCTACTATGAGTTAAACAAAAGTAAAGTTAATGCCAACACTTCTAAACGTAGAGCCTCTCGTATTTTGGCTACTCCTTCGTGGGTAGATAATGATGCTGTTGAGGGGATGTATTATCTTGCTTTACTGTTCGCTGACATAGGAATAAAAATGCATGTTGATCACATTGTCCCCTTACAGAGCAACTCAGTCTGCGGCCTACACTGCGAAGCGAATCTTCAACTGTTGCCAGCAAGCGACAACATTTCAAAAGGCAACCGCCACTGGCCTGACATGTGGTAAATTTCAAAGATCAATCAACCAAAGGAAGAAGATAATGAACACAGCAAAACTTATTTGGGTAACACCAGACGCAGACAAACACATCGGTTATGTTGCCCGTGTGAGTAACCCTGACAATCAAAACAATCCTGATGTGGCGAAGCTACTAAAGTATTGTGCAAAGAACGCACATTGGTCTGTGTTTGAGCACGCTAGTGCTTGTGTTGAAGTAACCACCAGTAGGGATATAGGTCGCCAAATCATTCGTCACCGCAGTTTCAGCTTCTCCGAGTTCAGTCAACGATACGCAGATGTGTCTTCGCTTGGTGACTTCGCTATTCGTGAATGCCGAACACAGGATTTGAAGAACCGCCAGAACTCCATTGTCTCTGACGACTCTGACCTTAACGTGTGGTGGGCTGCAGCACAGAAGCGTATGACCGACGAAGCACAGTTCTTGTACGGTGAAGCGCTCAAGCGTAATATCGCAAAGGAACAAGCCCGTGCTTTGTTGCCTGAAGGACTGACACCCTCACGTTTGTACATGACAGGTACACTGCGTAGCTTCATCACATACTGCCAAGTGCGTATGGACCCATCAACACAAAGCGAACATCGTGAGGTTGCACAGGATGTGTTGACTGTGCTGCGTGGTGTTGCACCTGTAACTGTGTCTGCTTTCTTTGGAGAATGACTATGTCAACACTGCGATGCCCTGCATGTATGAGTGAACAAGTAACGCTTGAGTACCACCAAATGGTTATGGCAAACACTTGGGACCATTACTGTCACAGTATGAAACCACAGGACAACGACTCACCATCTCGCTGCCTTGACTGCGAATGGACCGGACGACACGATCAACTGCACGGATACGGAGAACAACAATGACATGCACCTGCCATCCATCAAGCCCGTTTCACTGGCAACAAAACCCTCGACCATCCATCTTTGCTGACGACCCAGTCTTCAAAGCTAAGCAGTCTGCTAAGACAGGCTCACAGCTGGCGACAGAAGTGGTGGAACGTAAGCGTAAGGACAATGTCAACTATGGCACCATCTATGGCAGCGCTCGTGAACGTGAGGATGCCATTGTTCGTAGCAAACTGATGCACATATACAGCAAGGCAGGTACGAAATGAAAGTGTTTATTGGACCCTACCCAGATGCTGGCACTCCTCGACAGGAAGATGTATTCTTGGACAAGTGGGATAGCTGGAATGCTGACCACACCATAGCCCTCATTGCTGCACCGCTGCTGCAACAACTGAAGCTGACCAAGCAAGGCTCAGGTATGGTGGATGATGAGGACGTACCTGAAGAGTTGCGTAGCACGTCAGCACCACCAAAGGAAAACGAATGGGACATTGATGCCAACCTACATAAGCGTTGGGATTGGGTGCTGGACGAGATGATCTGGGCTATGAAGGAACATGCCGATGGCACAGGCGATGACAAGTTCTTTGATCACAGCGAAGTGAATGAAGAGGTTGACTTGTCTGAGCAGTGGTCACAGATCAAGTGTGACAGAGAAGGCTTGGAAGCTTACAACGCACGTAAGCAGCGAGGCTTTGAGTTGTTCGGTAAATACTTTCAGAACTTGTGGGACTGACATGAACTACATTTTGATTACTAGAAATCCTAGAGGTAAAGGTATTCTTACAATCACGACTGACGACGGAGATGTTGCTCAGTTTGAAACTGAAGAAGAAGCTGAAGCCTGTGCTGACCAGCAACCGTTGTGTCAGGCATGGGGCTACCAAGTTGTAGAACTGGAACTATGACAATGAACATTGAACAAACCATTGTTGCCCTCACGGGCATAGGCTACCTCATCGTCGGCGTTCTTCAATGGTCCAAAGGCGAACTGAGCAACGGTATGATCTGGACAGGCTATGCGTTTGCTCAGGTTGGGTTGTGGCTTAACATCAAATAACTATGGCATTCATTCGCACACACATAAGCTGTGAACACTGCGGTAGTAGTGATGGTGCATCGCTCAACGACGACCACTCCACCTACTGCTTCGTGTGTAGCACACACACACCCTCTTCCGAAAACATCACCACAGAAAGACAACACATGACTGAAGTAGTCAAACCAAAAGACATGAGCTTCATCAAACGATACAACAACGGAGTAGCCGTTAGTATCAGTGAGCGTAGACTAACCAAGACCACCGTTGAAAAGTATGGTGTAGTTAGAGATGGTGACAGCTATCTGTTCCCCTACTTCGACGACACTGGATCGTTGGTGGCTGCTAAGATTCGCAACGTCAAGGACAAGATCTTCAGCACTGAAGGCGACTGGAAAGCTGGCACCTTATTTGGTCAACATCTGTTCTCCAAAGGTGGTAAGACAATCACTATCGTTGAAGGTGAAGCTGATGCTCTCGCTGCATTTCAGATGATCGGTGCTGGTAAGTACCCTGTTGTTTCGATTCGTAATGGCGCAGGCTCTGCAGTCAAGGATGTCAAGGCACAGTATGAATACCTCGACAGTTTTGAAACCATCGTCATTTGTTTTGACAACGATGAGCCGGGACGCAAGGCAGCTAAGGAAGTTGCTGACATCTTCGGTAGCAAAGCAAAGATTGTCAAGCATGATCCAGCTTTCAAAGACGCATGTGACTACCTAGCCGAAAGTAAAGAGCAGTTGTTCATTAGTCGCTGGTGGTCCAGTGAGCAATATACTCCCGATGGTTTGATCAATGGTGACAGCCTATGGGATGAGCTTAAGAAGCCACGTCAAAAGCCTGATGCACACTGGCCCTACACTACCCTTGACGGTATGCTTTGTGGCCTACGTAAGCGTGAGCTTGTCACTGTTGCAGCAGGTACGGGTCAGGGTAAGAGTACGTTCTTGCGACAGATCATTCACCACTTGTTGATGACGACAGACGACAAGATTGGCTGCGCCTTCCTTGAAGAATCACCATCGCGCACAGCACAAGGCATCATGTCCATTGAAGCAATGAAGGCTTTGCATCTGCCAACAACAGAGTACACAGAGCAAGAGTTGCGTGATGCTTTTGAGAAGACAATGGGTACTGGTCGTGTGACAATGTTCTCTCACTTTGGTAGCCTTGACATTGATAACGTCATTGCCCGACTGCGTTGGATGGCAAAGGGTATGGGGTGTAGCTGGATCATTCTTGACCACTACCAAATGATCTTGTCTGGTATGGATACCGATGAACGCAAAGGCTTGGACATGCTGCTGACAAAGCTTCGTACATTCGTTGAAGAGACTGGTGTTGGTTTGTTCGGTGTGTCGCATACTCGACGTGAGTCAGGTAGCAAGGGTGCTGAGAACGGTGCAGAGATGACGCTGTCTTCGCTGCGTGGTACAGCAGGTATTGCTCAGTTGTCTGACGCTGTGATCGGATTGCAGCGTGACCAACAACATGATGACGAGCGAGTGCGTAACACCACCTGTGTCAGATTGTTGAAGTCACGATTCACAGGTGAGACAGGACCAGCAGGCTTTTTGTTGTTCAACAAAGACATGCAACGCCTTATCGAGATTGATGATCCCACACCAGACGAACAGGACATACTATGAAGACAATCAAAATGTTAGTTGAGTTGACCTATGACAATGACACAATGCATGAAGACGATGCTGATGGTATTGCTTGGTTCAATGATGAGGTCTTAGGTGGTGAACTAGTTGCGTGGTCTAACGAGATAGGCGATGAACTTGGTTTCATCAAAGTATTGGAGATACTATGAGCGATGTAGAACGTTATTGGGAAGCCATACGAAAGCGATGGCCCCATCCAACACCAAGCTATCAACAGCTTGACCCAATGGAACAGATGATGTTGGTTAACTCGATCAACATCTTGTTGCAAATCTTAAACAACCGGAGAGCGTGATGAAAACTTACAAAGAACTTGAGCGTGAAGCTTACATGGCAGGCAACACAGAACTGGCAAAGCTCTATGCTGAGCTTGATGACATTGACCGTGCTGTCAAAGCCTACGAAGATCTGAGGGATAACCATGAGTGACGGCGGCAAAGGATCTACACAGCGACCACGCTCTGTGGCTGATGAAGAATGGGCCAACCGATGGGATGCCATCTTCGGCAAAGACAAACCTGAACAAACAAAGAAGGACAACGATGACGACATGGTTGAACAAGACACTGATCGAAGGTGACTACCTTGGTATCTGCACCAATGAGGCAGACTACTATCGCACATTGAGATACTTGAAGGTGCCAATGTCAGACTGGGGCAGCTGGTTAAGCTCAGGTGCTCTGGCTACAACACACTTCTTAGACTCAGCAAAGGGTAACAGAGCCACTGTTGTCTGCATACCTGTGAAGCCTGAGACAGACGGCATCGATGTTGCAACATTGTTAGTACACGAAGCCGTGCATGTGGTGCAGGAATACTTCAGGTATATCTGTGAAGACAATCCCGGTAGTGAGATAGAGGCGTATGCTATTCAGAACGTGAGTGCTTCGTTGATGAGAGCCTACCGTGATAAACTGTTCCCGAAACCAAAGAAGGAAAAGAAAGATGGACTACCTGTGGGACATAGAGACTTACAAGACAGCGTTCACATTCTCAGCGATCAGTGCTGATGAGTCGCATGCTGTAGCGTTTGAATGCTCCACCAGAAAGAACGAAGCCCCTGCATTGTTCAGCTTCCTTGACGAGTTGAAGAAGAAGAAACACAGGATGGTGGGGTACAACAACATAGGCTTTGACTACCCTGTGCTACATGACTTGTTGTCTGTACGAGACAAGGCAGTGACAGTGTCGGGCAAGGCTGTGGCTACACGTGCGTACAAGAAAGCACAGAGCATCATCGGTAGTGACGACAGGTTTGGTCACCTCATCCGTGACAACCAACAGTATGTGCAGCAAGTTGACCTGTTCAAGATTATGCACTTCGACAATCCCGCAAGGGCTACATCGTTGAAGGCGCTTGAGTTCAACATGAAAGCTGACAGCATCGTTGACCTGCCATACGATCCTCACTCTGACTTGACCGATGACCAGATCGATGTGTTGCTTGTATACAACATGCACGATGTGAAGATGACGTTGAAGTTCTACAAAGAATGCTTGTCACAGATTACATTCCGTGAAGAGTTATCTACAAAGTATGGTCGCAACTTCCTCAACCACAACGATACGAAGATCGGCAAAGACTACTTCATCATGCGTCTTGAAGAAGACATGCCCGGTAGTTGCTATCGTGTTGGTAAGAAGGGTGAGCGTCATATCAATCAGACAAAGCGACCAGTGATTCACATCAAAGATTGTCTGTTCAACTACTACGACTTCAAGCGTCCTGAGTTTCAGCTTGTGCTTGCTTGGTTTGCTGCACAGTCTTTGACAGAAACAAAAGGTGCTTTGTCTGACATTGAAGAGAGCGACCTCGGTGACCTAGCGGCCTATGCTGAGATGGTGACGAAGCGTCAGAAGTGGTTCAACAAACCAAGCGATGATGTTGTTGCTGGCTTCAAAGCTTTGCATCCAATGGGTTGGGTGTCAGAGGAAGAGTTGAAGGCTAAGAAGAAGGGTGAGAAGCAGTACAGCTATTGGAAGAACTGGAGAGTTGCTACCAACTTGAACGTCACCATCAATGGCTTTCGTTTCGACTTCGGCACTGGTGGTATTCACGGATCTGTGTCTAACGTTATTGTTAACGCTGATGACAAACACATGATCATCGACGCAGACGTTGCATCTATGTATCCCAACATTGCCATTACCAACCGTGTCTATCCTGAGCACTTGTCTGAGAAGTTCTGTGACATCTACCAAGACGTGTACGAGCAGCGTAAGAGCTACCCCAAGGGCAGCGCTGAGAACGCCATGCTGAAGCTTGCATTGAACGGTGTGTACGGTGACAGCAACAACAAGTACAGCCCCTTCTATGACCCTCAATACACGATGACGATCACCATCAATGGTCAGTTGACGTTGTGTTTGTTGGCTGAGAAGCTGATGGAGATTGAAGGGCTGCAAGTGTTGCAGGTCAACACAGACGGTATCACTGTGAAAATGCCACGCAATAAACATGATGAATATATCAACGTTTGTGATGCTTGGCAGAGACAGGTTGGATTACAGTTAGAGTTTGCTACGTATACCAAGATGTGTATTAAAGATTGCAACAATTATATTGCTGTCTATGAATAACTATGTGGTATAACTACTGGTATGAAACCAATCATCCTACTCAAACAACGACCATTGATCTACTGTATATACAATACAGTTAATGGAAAAGTATACGTCGGAAAGACAAAGTGTATATGGAAGAGGTGCCATCAGTATTTGTCCGATGTGAGAAATGGAAACAACTCAGATCGAATGAACCCTCACTTGTACAACTCAATGATCAAGTATGGCGTTGATTCTTTTGAGATGTTCCCCCTTGAGTTTGTGGAAGAAGAACACATTTCAGAACGCGAATTATGGTGGATGCAACATCTTAATTCTTTGAATCAAAACAAAGGGTACAACCTGAGATCTGACTCATCTTCTGGAATGCATGTACACGACGAGACTAGAAAGAAGATTAGCCGCAGAGTCAAGAAAGAGTGGGAGGACGGTAAGCGGGACGGACACTCTGACAAACTTAAAGAGTCTTGGAAGAATCGAGATAGGGCTGAGCAAGGCAGAACCCTGTCAAAAACTTTGACTAAGTATTTGTATGTGATTACACACGAGGATGGACACATTGAAACTTATTCATACAGAGAACTTCAAGAGAATGGTTTGTCAAACGTGCTTGCTAAATTTCACAAAAAGAAAAGTAGCATTGAAAAGTTTAAGAACGTAACAATTGAAAGGGTCTTCATTCATGAAAGTAAAACGTAAGGGAGCCTATCAATACGAAGGGCTTGGCTGGCATCAAGATCAGGGTGGCTTGGTCATACCGATGGCGGCTGAAGCGGCTATGCTGCATGGCATTCCTCTCGACGTGTACATCAAAGGTCACAAGAACAAGTATGACTTCATGCTTAGGGTGAAGGTGCCCCGTAGCAGCAAGCTTGTGATGGTGATGCAGGACGGTACAGAAGTGCAACAACAAAACATGTGTAGGTTCTATGCTTGCAATGCAGGTGGTGCTCTTGTCAAAGTGATGCCACCTCTGAAGGAAGAAGCTGAGCCACGCCGCATAGGTGTTGGTGATGGCTACGGTATGTGGACCTGCAACGACATCAACGACTTCACATGGAAAGATGTTGATTACAAATACTACATTGACGCCGCTGAAAAGTTGGTGATACAATAGGTCTAGCGACCTGAAGAATATAGGAAGCTGACCCCTATTGAATTGGTCAGCATTTAAATCAAAGGAAACTCAAATGAGTGACAAGTTGAAACTGAAAGCCGATGTATATTGGGCTTCGTTGAATCGTAAGAACGAGATGGCTGATGCCTACACAGTTGACCTGTGTAACCTGTCCGATAAGGCAGTGGCTGCATTGGAAGAAATGGGTATCTCTGTGCAAGAGAACCTTGAGAAGAAGCCTGAGCAGGGCAAGTACATCACCTGCAAGAGCCAACGTCCCATCAAAGCCTTTGACACTGACAACGAAGAAATCGTTGAAGACATTGGTAACGGCAGCAAAGCAATCTGTATGATTGGTAGCTACGCTTGGACATACAAAAACAAGAAAGGCGTTAGCCCTTCGCTGGCTAAGTTGGTCATCACCGACTTGGTTGAGTACGCAGCTGGTGGCAACATCTCTGCTGATGATGAAGACGTTCTGTAATACTTAAAGGAAATACTATGCAAATCAAATTGGACCTCCACCTCGACACCGTTAACGCTTGCCTGACTGCATTGGGTAAGCTGCCTTACGAGTTTGCTGCACAACACATCAATGTCATTCAGCAACAAGCTGCCCCACAGTTTGAAGCTGCACAGGCTGCTGCTAAAGCTGAGCAGGCTGAGCAACCAGCAGCAGGCTTGAGCGACTGATGATTGCGCTTCTGGACTCGGACATTTATTGTTACCGAGCCGCAGCAGCATGTGAGAACGAAGATGAGATGCAGGCTATCAGATCGGTAGACTCTCTCATCATCAACACTCTCATGTGTGGTGTAGATAAGTGTGGCTACGTTGATGAGTGGAAGCTCTTCCTTACTGGTAAGGGCAACTTCAGAAACAACATAGCCGTCACAGCCCCCTACAAAGGTAACAGAGCAGACAAAGTAAAGCCTAAACATCTGGCTGCACTGCGTCAACATCTGATGCAAGAGTGGAAAGCTGACATGTCTGAAGGTCAAGAAGCCGATGACTCCATTGCCATTGAAGCTACAAAGCTTGGTGATAATGGGGTCATTGTTTCGTTGGACAAAGACTTAGACCAAGTGGCAGGGTGGCATTACAACTTCGTCAAGAAGGAAGCCTACTACATCTCTGAAGCTGAAGGGTTGCTCAGGTTGTATATGCAAATCTTGACAGGAGACACTGCTGATAACATCATAGGTCTTCGTAACATTGGCAATGTTAGAGCCAAGAAAATGTTAGAAGGAGCAGAGGATGAGACAGAGATGTTTCAGCGCTGTGTTGAAGCCTATGATGGCAACGAAGATAGGGTTGTTGAGAACGCCCATCTACTTTTCTTACGTAGACATGAAGGACAAACATGGACTCCCCCCTCAAACCGAACGATGTAGCTGTAGTGCTACGACCCATCATTGAAGATGGTGTTGAATGGGACGGTGCGTTCCAGATGTTGGTGAATGTTGCTGGACCTGTGACGCTTGGTGAAGAACCAATGCGTAGCCTGATGACTGTGGCAAGCTACCTTGCTGCTGCTGTTCCGTTGATGGAAGAGAGCGCACGGTTTACTGAGTTGTTGCGTGACAAGGCTGACACAATGATTGGTGATGTTGTCATCGGTGACAGCATGACTCCGTTGCTTAGACATAACACTAAGTGTGAGGGAGGTGTGCAATGAGAGAGTGTGCTACCTGTATTTATCGTCACGTAGATGGCAACTCTGAGCCTTGCATCAGTTGTGACAGTAACGCTAGTCATTGGGTTGCTATGCCAAACTACAACCCAGAAGATGTGGCGTTTACTAAGACCACTGCTGGTGTCAAGTACGACAACGGCAAACCGCAATGGTCTTTGCTGCCCTTCAGAGCACTGACACAGGTCGTTGAAGTGTTGACCTACGGTGCGAAGAAGTATGCTCCCGACAACTGGAAGAAGGTGCCTGATGCTCGTCGTCGTTACATCGACGCAGGCTTTCGTCACTTCACTGCCTATACCAGTGGTGAAACACACGATCCAGAAACTGGTAAGCATCATCTGGCTCACGCTATTTGCTGCCTACTCTACCTTGTAGCCTTTGACTTAGGAGAACATAATGACAAAAGTAACAGTGACGTTTGAAGCTGAGATTGATGTTGATGACTTGGGTGCTGAGTATACCAACGAAGACTACCTCATCGACACTGTCAAGGAACATATCATCTATGCCATGAGTAGGCTTGATGCAGAGATAACATTCAACAAGGTTGATGTGGAAGGACTAGAATGAAACTAACAATCACTGATGCTGAGAACGGCTTTGTTGTAGCGGTGGAAGACACACCCGATAGCATCTACTACTTCGTTGCGCTAGACGTTGACGATGTGTGTGGTATTGTGCAGAACATCTTAGTTGAACCACGAGATGTGTTGGACATGACCAACGTTGCCTTTGAAGCTGTACCAAGTGACAGATAAGAAACGCAATGGTGGTGAATGGACAGAGGCGCGATTCAAATCTTTCGTGACCTCTGCCCTACGTGCTGCATCACGACGATGGCCTCCGAAATACAAAGCTTTGAAGGAAGCTTTCGCTGGCAAAAAAGTGAATGCAAAGACTGGTAAGCTGGCAATGCATTACACGTGTGCTGCTTGCAATAAACTCTATGTTGCTACCGATGTACAGGTCGATCATATTAAGCCCGTTGTAGACCCTAAGAAGGGGTTTGTTAGCTGGGATGTTTATATCAACCGTATGTTCTGTGAGATAGAAGATTTGCAGGTGATGTGTAAGCCTTGTCATAAAATCAAAACTGATCAAGAGAAACTTGAAAGGAAGAAGAAATGAGCTTCATCAAATATCAACACCTTGAACGCTACGGTAACACCGAAGTGGAAGGCATTGAAGTGGGGACATGCTATGTGTTCCCTAAGCTGGATGGTACTAACGGTAGTGTTTGGTATGAGGCTGGCACACTGCGCTGTGGTAGTCGCAACCGTGAGCTATCACCGGACAACGACAATGCTGGTTTCATGAACGCCATGATGGACAATGTACCCGTACTAACGTACATAATGGCGAACAACGAACATGTTCTCTACGGTGAATGGCTTGTGCCGCACACGCTGAAGACCTACAACGACGATGCATGGCGCAAGTTCTATGTGTTTGATGTGTTTGATCGTAAGAAAGAACGGTTGCTTAGCTATGACGAATACTCCGAAGGACTCGTTGCTGCTGGTATCAACGTCATTGCTCCCATTGCCATCATCAAGAACGGCAGCATCGACCACTTCACTGAGTGTCTGAGTAAGGCACACTACTTGGTGAAGGACGGTGAAGGTAGTGGTGAAGGTGTGGTGGTAAAGAACTACGACTACCAGAACAAGTATGGTCGTCAGACATGGGCCAAGATTGTCACCAACGAATTCAAAGCCAAGCATCACATTGCAATGGGTGCGCCTGTTGTTGGTTGTGAAATCGTTGAAGAGAAGATCGTTGCTAAGTATGTGACGCAGGCTTTGGTGGACAAGGTTGTTGCAAAGATCACGAATGAAATGGAAGGATGGTCTAGCAAATACATCCCTCGTTTGATTCACACTGTATACTACGACCTAGTCACTGAGGAAACTTGGAACTTCGTGAAGGAGTTTAAGAATCCAAAGATTGACTTCAAGGTGTTGTCGCACTACACGACAGCGAAGATCAAAGAACTTAAACCGGAGTTGTTCTGATGAAAATAGAAATTGAAAGCATCAAAGAAAACGATGATGGATCTGCAGACTGCAACATCTACCTAGACGAAGCAGCCAAAAACTTCCTGATTCGTTACGCCATTATTGCCTGCATCACCGATGCTATCGAAGCAGGCAAGCTTGCAACACCAACAGAGGAAACAGAATGAATCTTGATCAATACCAACGGTCAGCAATGACCTTCCGTTTGCCTACAGCAGACCGTGAATATGCCCTACTCAATCTCTTTGCCGAGGCTGGTGAAGTGGCAGGTAAGGCTGCAAAGCACCGCCGAGATGGGGGCGATGTTGAGGAATACAATATGCACATCAAAAAAGAACTTGGTGATGTGTTGTGGCAGGTTGCTGCGGTTGCTAAAGACCACGGCTGGATGTTGTCACAAGTGGCTGAGCACAACCTTGAGAAGCTGTCATCAAGGCAACGGCGCGATGTCATTCAGGGCAGCGGTGATGCTCGATAGATGGTATAACTCCTACCCCTCCCTCACAAGCAGCTTCGGCTGCTTTCTTTTCCTCTAACACAAAGGTATTACTCCATGACATTCAAGGTTGACATTGACCTATCCCGTGACGCATTGTTCGACGAACTCGGACTGCAACGTCTTAAAGAAAGCTACATGAAAGATGATGAGACAAGTCCACAAGAACGATTCGCATTCGTATCTGCAGCGTTTGCAAGCAATGAAGAACATGCTCAAAGACTTTATGACTACTCTAGTAAGCATTGGCTCAGCTATTCTACTCCTATCTTATCTTTTGGTCGTTCTAAGCGCGGGTTGCCTATTAGCTGTTTTCTTAATTATATGGATGATAGCGCAGAAGGTTTGGTCGATAACCTTTCAGAGACTAACTGGCTCTCGATGATGGGTGGTGGTGTCGGTGTTCACGTTGGTATCCGCAACAGCGATGACAAGTCGACAGGGGTTATGCCACACTTGAAAATCTATGACGCTAGTTCATTGGCCTACCGTCAAGGACGTACACGCCGTGGTAGCTATGCTGCCTACCTCAACATCAATCACCCTGACATCATCCAGTTTCTGGAGATGCGTAAGCCCACTGGTGACCAGAACGTTCGCACCTTGAACATGCACCACGGCATCAACATGTCTGACGAGTTCATGAACATCATCGAACGCTGCATGAAAGACGACAACGCAGACGACAGCTTCAACCTAATCAACCCTGCCAGCGGTGAAGTGGTTGAGACTGTGTCGGCTAAGTACCTGTGGCAGAAGATCTTGGACCTGCGTATGCAGACAGGTGAACCCTATCTTGTCTTCATTGACACAGCCAATAAAGCTTTGCCATCTTGGTTGCAAGACAAAGGCTTCACCATCAACGGTAGCAATCTCTGCACAGAAATCTTCTTGCCAACAAACGAGAAACGTACAGCTGTATGCTGCTTGTCTTCACTGAATTTGGAATACTATGACGAATGGAAAAAGGACAAACAATTCATCCTTGATGTTATGGAGATGTTGGACAATGTGCTTCAATACTTTATTGACAATGCACCAGACACTATCGCTCGTGCTCGTGCCAGTGCTCTCATGGAGCGTAGCATCGGTATCGGCACACTAGGCTTCCATGCTTTCCTACAAAAGAAAGGTGTTGCCATTGATGGTGTCATGGCTAAAAGCTACAACAATGAAATCTTTAAACACATCCACAGCCAATGCACGATTGGTGATGCTATCTTGGTTACATCACGTGGCGAATGCCCTGATGCACATCTCAGTGGTATTCGTCGTCGCTTTAGTCACTGGACTGCTATTGCACCTAACGCCTCTAGCAGCCTGATCATGGGCAATACGTCCCCATCAATCGAGCCTTATCGCGCTAATGTATTCCGTCAAGATACATTATCGGGTGCGTTCGTGTACAAGAATCGTTTCCTCAAAGCAGAGCTTGCACAGCTTGGTAAAGACGACGACGATACATGGGCATCCATCATTGCCAACGATGGTTCTATCCAGCATCTGGACGTGCCTGAACAGCTGAAGGAAGTGTACAAGACAGCGATGGAGATTGATCAGCGTTGGTTGATTGAGCTTGCCGCTGATCGTCAGAAGTACATTGATCAGGGACAGAGTGTGAACTTGTTCTTCCCTGCTAACGTGTCTGTGAAGTATCTGCACAGCGTTCACTTCCTTGCTTGGAAGAGTGGGCTGAAGAGTCTGTACTATCTCCGCAGTGAGAAAGTGAAGAAGGCAGACAAGGTTGGTGCGCAGATTAAACGTCAACGCATCGAAGATGAAATTGATTTGAAAAGCATTGCAGATGGTGACACCTGCTTGGCTTGCGAAGGATGAATATGTATACTAATGATTTTTTAGGAAATGAAATCGACATCGATGATTACTTTGCGTATTACGTTGCGTCGGGTAAACATCATCAATTATGTCTGTTTCAATTCAAAGGACTCACAGATAAAGGAAGAGCGAAAGCAAAACTCTTGAAGCGCTCATCTACCACTGGATGGACAACAAACAGAGCGCCTTTAGGTGTCAGAGTTTGGGACAATAAGTTAAAAAACTTTAGATCAACAACTGATGATGATCGTAAAAAACAAGCTAACAAACTATTCTACTTAGAAGCTATGCATGAGAGATCAATCAAGCTGTACAACTTTAAGGAAGCAGAATGACAAAGACTAAATCAGACATTACACAAGAACGTACCATCTTCAAGCCGTTCAAGTTTCCTTGGGCCTATGACGCATGGCTACAACATGAGCAGTCTCATTGGTTGCACACTGAAGTGCCTATGTCAGAAGACGTTAAAGACTACAAGAAGTTGAACAAGGATGAGCAGGAGTTTCTGACAAAGATCTTGCGCTTCTTTGTGCAGGGTGACTTGGACATTGGTAGTGGCTACCACGATCATTACATTCCTCTGTTCCGTCAACCGGAAGTGCGAATGATGATGAGTGGGTTTGCTGCTCGTGAAGCTTTGCACGTTGCAGCCTACGCACACTTGATCGAAACATTGGGTTTGCCTGAGTCAACCTACAACGAGTTCCTGCAGTATGCTGAGATGCTTGAGAAGCATGACTATCTGCAACGACTCAACACATCACCAGTGGCTGAGAAGATTGCTGTCATCTCTGCCTTCGGTGAAGGTATGCAGTTGTTCTCCAGCTTCGTTATGCTGCTCAACTTCGCACGTAACGGTAAGCTGAAAGGGCTTGGTCAAATCATTAGCTGGTCCATCCTTGATGAGACTATGCATGCTGAAGGAATGATAAAGGTCTATCGTGAATATGTTAAACATCATCAAGACGAAACAACACCTGAACAGATTAAAGAGATTGCTAAGGAGATGGTTGCTCTTGAGGACCAGTTCATTGATCTTGCTTTTGGTATGGTGGAAGTTGAGAAGCTCACCAAAGAAGAAGTGAAAGAGTACATCCGCTACATTGCAGATCGTCGACTCATCGCTATGGGCATGAAAGGAATCTACAAGATTAAGAAGAATCCTTTGCCGTGGGTTGATGGCATGCTCGGTACATCACACACCAACTTCTTTGAACAGAAGGTTACAGACTACAGCAAGGGTGCTCAGACTGGAACATGGGATGATGTGTGGGGTAAGGCAGCGTGAGACACTTCACTGTCAGCTATAGCAGCCAGAACAACGTCTTCAAAGGTGTTCTGCATGTTGAAGCTATGACAATCTCTGATGCTCAAGATAAGTTTCTGTCTTGGCTTCGTGAGCAACCCAGCTATGCACATCTCTGGCAACTCTCGTTTGAGTTTATAGAGATTGGCGCTAGTCTGTAAAACCAAAGGAAGCTCCTGTACAATGGGGCTTCCCTCAACCAACCTAGGAAGTATCAATGGTTACTAAGAAACGAGTAGTGTCGCACGTCATCCCTGACGCACCAGCACCAGCTACAAAGAACAATAGCTTGCGTGTTCGTCTTGATGACATGTCAACTATTCAACCCAAGACAGCAAAGCAGAAAGAGTTCTTTGATGCCTACAACGCAGGAGACTACTTCATGTGTCTGCACGGTGTTGCTGGCACAGGCAAGACCTACATTGCCCTGTACAAAGCGCTTGAAGAAGTGATGGACAAGACCAGCCCTTACAAGAAGGTTGTCATTGTTCGTAGCTCTGTACAGAGTCGTGACATGGGATTCTTGCCCGGTGACGCTAACGAGAAGATGGAGACATTCATTCAGCCCTATCGTCAGATCTGTGCCGACCTGTTCAACCGCAAGGATGCATGGGACCGCCTGTCTGAACAAGGCTACATTGAGTTCATTTCAACCAGCTTCATTCGTGGCACCACATTCACCAACTCCATCTTGTTGGCTGATGAAATTCAGAACATGACGTTTGAAGAACTCGACACCATCGTCACTCGTGTTGGTCATACATCGAAGATCATCTACTGCGGTGACATTCGACAGACTGACTTGAAGAAGAAGGATGACAAGACAGGCTTGCCAAAGTTCTTGGACATTGTGCAGGACATGCGAGAGTTCAGCCGCTTTGAATTTGGTATGGACGATATTGTTCGTAGTAGTTTGGTGAAGAACTACATCATCGCCAAAACACTTTACGAGGATCGTCAATAATGTTACTCATCGAACTGCGACAAGGCATTGGCCTTGACATTGAATTCAACCAAGACATCTGCCACATTGCTGACACTGACGAGATTGAAAATGGTTTGTTTGCCTTCATCGGCATCATCATCCTGTTACCGTTCGTCAAAATCTACATCGGTGATATGAACTTGATAGGTGGTAAGAAGTGATTGAAGTTGTTGTTACTGGCGAAATGCTCGTCACTGCTAGAGACAAAGCTGCAGAGATGGGTAAGCTGCGTAACAGCATCACCCGTGGGGCTGGCAACATTGCTGGCTTCATAGGTGAAGCTATCGCTCAACAGGTTATGGGTGGTGTGTTAGCCAACACATACGAATATGACCTCATCCTGTGCAACGGTAAGACAGTGGATGTGAAGACTAAACAGACCTCTGTCAAACCATTAGACACCTATGAGTGCTCTATTGCTGGACTGAATACAACTCAAGAGTGTGACTACTATGCTTTCGTGCGAGTTAAGAATGACCTATCTGTAGGTTGGTTCTTAGGTGTGTACGAAAAACAACAGTATATGCTTGACAGCGTGTTCATGAAAAAGGGTACAATTGATTCCAGCAACGGCTACACTGTAAAGTCTGATTGCTACAACCTCAAAATCAACCAACTGAAAGGACATGAATATGTCAACCAATAAAGCAACTATTGTCTTCACTGACGACAACGATGGTAGCCTCTCTATTCAGATTACATTTGAACCTGAGCAACCTAACAAGGAAAGCAATGCACACATCGCTGCTGTGTTGGCTCACCAGTACATCGTCAAGAAAGTTGATGAGGCTTACAAAGATGAATCAGCCGAATGAACCTGTGAAGCGCACGTCTGTTACCACCACAGACATGCAGCAGAAGACAAAGAAGGTGGAGTACCATCGCGTTGCTGATACGACAACAACGTTGTGTTTTCTACATCTGCATTGTGGCTTCCTCATCCTCGGTAAGAGTGCTTGTGTAGACCCTGCTAAGTACAATCAAGCCCTTGGTGAGAAGTATGCTTACGAAGATGCCATCAATAAGATGTGGGAACTAGAAGGTTATCTACTCAGCAACGAACTCTATGGAGACAACTATGCAACAACAGCGCCCTGAACGTCCAGCACCATTGAAGATTCAAGTTGGTCAAGGCTACTACGCATTCAGTCGTGGATGGCTCAACAACCAATACGATCCTGAATCGGTAGCTGGTAAAGAATGGCAACGTGGATTTGACATGGCCTACTTCGACAACCTTGCAAGGATTTCCAAATGACATTCAATCGTCTGCATAACATGCGTAACCCGCATCAAGGCAGCAACAAGAAAGTGTTGTGTGTCTGTTCAGCTGGGTTGTTGCGTAGTCCTACGCTGGCTTGGATCTTGTCTAATGAGCCGTTCAACTTCAACACTCGTGCTGTAGGAACATCAAGTGAATACGCTTTGATTGTGTTGGATGAGGTGCAGCTTCAATGGGCCGATGCTGTTGTCTTTGTTGACGATGGTAACTACCAAGCTGCTCGGTACGACCTTGCTGAATTGATCGACAATATGGAACATCACGTGTTGAAGATTCCTGACATCTATGAGTTCAGACATCCCAAGCTTGTAGAGGCTGCGACAGCGCAGTTGAAAGAAGCATTCAAGATGTGATATAACATTGACAGCGGGGATTCAGGGTATCCGTAAGTCTCATAAGCTCTACGCAGAAGTTTCGAGTACTTCCCCCGCTTCCACGTTCCGGTAGCTCAACTGGCAGAGCAACGGATTCCAAATCCGTAGGTTGTGGGTTCGACTCCTACTCGGTTCGCCAAACAAAAAAGGCAGCTTCATCGGCTGCCTTTTTTTTCGTCTGTACTTATCACCGACGAGTTGCTAGTCCACCCTTCGCCAGCTTTTCTGCTGCGTTGAATACAGCATTAAGCTCTTTAATACGACCAGCCTCCTCGACAGCATCACCGCCGAAGTTCGACCCGTAGTTAGACAATGTCTTGGTGAAACTTCTAAGTGTCTGTGCTTTCTGTTTTGCACCAGCAGTGTCAAGGATGTTAGCGACCTTGTTCAACTCATCAATCTTACTTAACTTATCAGCCTTGTCAAAGAACGAGTTTAGCTTTGTAGCAGCTTGATGACCACGACCACCCTTCACTGAAACATTTGATGCCATATTGTTGATGACGCTCATCAGATCACGAACACCACCGTATGCTGTATATGCATCGGTAACACTATTGGTCTTAACCGCATTCTTCAATGTAGCATTGAAGCGCTTGGCTGTCTCGTTGTACATTTCAGGTGATGCATCCCTATTAGACGGAGCAATCAATGACTTCATGTCCTTGCCACCGCTACTAAGTCTAAGCTTGTCAGCCTCAACCATCATGTCTTCTTTTTCAAAGTAACCAGCACGAGGCAAAGATATTGGACGAACAACTGTTGATGATCCGTTAATGGCTCTTGCAATTGTGTTCAAGTCTTTAGTGTCATAAGCACCCGGTTGCATGTTGATTCTTGTGAACACATAATCTGCATATGGCATTTTAGTGTACAAGATGTTTTCAGGATTTGTACCACCAAACGAATCAGCTTTTGCGTTCAGATTCAGATCACTGGTAAATGACGGAGCACCCACCATCAATTCTTCGTGATACTTAGGACTCTGTTGAGGACTTGTAAATCCTTTTGCTTTCACTGGTGCAATCTTAGCTGCTGTGTTACCGTGCCACAATTTCTTATCAGGAACATCCTTGTACTGCTCACGAAGAGAATCAAGTTTATTCTGGTAGCTGCTTGCCAGTTTCATACCAACGTCTTTGTCAGATGCTACATTGAATTCACGGTTGAACTTGGCCCTGAATTCTCCTTGCAATACACCCAACACTTCATCGTCAAACATATCAAACGATTCATCTTTCCGAATGTTACTGAACTCTTTAGTCCTGTACTGTCTGATTGAATCTAACAAATCATTGCGTTGTTTAACGTAGTTCTTTTGCTGTGACATGGTAGCCTCATCCATGTCCAATTCTGGAATTTTAAAATTAAGATTACCAGAGTCGAAACCGTCTGTCTTCTTACCAAGAGGTTCTGTCACTACATCGGCTTCAAACGAAGCCAACTCATCATCCAACATTGAGTCGGCACCCTTGCTTGGTTTAACAGCAATACCGTTTACAGACACTTCGTTGCCATCAATGTCATACTCAATGTTGTCCACTAAAGACTCATCAGCCTTCTTAGCAAAAGGCGGTGGTGGCATTTCAGAATACTTCAACCCTTTAGCTTGACCAGTAAAGCTGTGCAGAGTATTGGCATACTCTTCAGGACTAAACACTTTCATGTTTTCCAGCTGAACCGGGGTATACGCTTCAAGCATGGCTTCTTCACCCTTGGTATAGTCTTCATCAGCAAAGGCTTTAGAGGGCTTAGGAGCCTCTATCGTCTGTGCTGGTGGAGTAGGTAGGGCTTGCTCTGTTTGACTCAATACAGGCGCTTCTGGTGGCTTTGCTGCCTCTTCAGGAAGCATAGGCTTAGACTTTGCTGCAGGCTTAGGCAGCACAGGCTTCTTACCCATCAACATGTTGGCGGTCTGGTCAAGCGCTGCAGATGTTGTTGGTTGTTCAGCATCTGCCTTCTTCAATGCGGCATCCTGCATCTCTTTGAGTAAATCGGAAGAAGTCTTTTTGGCAATCGTACCTACAGCTTTACCAGTAACTTCACCTACAATTTTACCAGCGAGACCACCAGTTGCAAACTTTAAAGAACCACGAACAACATCAGCGATAGCCAATGCAGACATGTAGTCTTTAGTTTCATTAAGGTCAAGCCCTGTAGTTTCTTTATACAGAACAGCAGTCTCTCGCTTAACCTCTGGTGGAAGCTTACCGTAGTTGACAGCAAAGATACGCGACTGTTCACCCTGATTAAGCGTTGATTGTATGTCTTCGTTCGTTGCAATCTGTTTAGCGCTTTTTTGTGCCCAGTTCAGTAGATTTTGCAGTGCAATCTTTTGACCATCTTTTGATTTCGACTGATAAAAGTCAGTGTTCTTTACTTGATTAAACGTGTCAGTGATGATTGGTGCCATAGCTTTTCGAGCAGCAGCATCGATAACCTTATCACCTGTTGAAGTGAATACTTTTCTGAAGTCGATGTTTAGACGTTCAACTTCTGCCTCAAGTTCGTTAGGTCGACCTTTAACGACGACACCACTCAGCATCTTCAATGGACCGCTGTCGTTGAATGATGCCTCTTCACGCAATGCTGGCTGATATACAGGCAGTTCTTGTTTGACAATGGGGGTGCGCTTCATCAACTGCTGCTTGAATGACGATCCGAATCCTTCTTCACCTTTAGGTATTTGATAAGCGTCACGAGGTAATGTTTCGTCACGATCAATGGCACCAACAATATCGCTTAGCTGTTGAGCAGGAACAAGCGCTCTACCGAAATACTCACCTGCCCACTCACCAAAGAACGTAGACAGCTTATTACTGTCACTACCTTCACCGTTTACAAACTTAGCAGCGGCATCAGCTGCTTGATCACCGAACCAAGCATACGTACCAGCTGGTGCTTTGAAACCAGTCACTGCTTCCATCAATTCTTTGATTTTAAATTCATCGACACGGTTGTTTTCAAACTTAACCAACCAATCACCCATAGCCATAAAAGGACCGAACGGCCAGAACGCACGAATGTCTACTCTGGACCCGTCAGTGTTTGGTACATCAAACCAGTCTGTATCCTGATTTTCTTTCCTGTATTTGTAAGCAGCATAAATAATGGATGTACCTACAATACCCTTTGATACGTTCTCAAGACCACGAGAAAGATAAGCAGCACCTTTGTCGTCACCTTGTTTCAGCATTGAAGCTCCACGAGCAACATCGATGGAGCCTTCAAATGCACCCATAGGACTGTGCTTATACGACCAAGACATAGCGTTAGCCATGAATCGTGGGAACGGAGCAATGGTTGATCCAATAATTGGCATTGACTCAAGAAACTTCACACCGTAGAATAATGGTCCTTTGGTGGGCATCTTACTCATGGTAGCGGATAGTGCTTCATCTGTAGCGTTGTTTAACACATCGAAAGGTACGTTCTTATTCTGTGCAAGAATGTCGTACATATCAAGACCAACACGATTAAGCTGCTTTTCTACGTTTGCCACAAAGATTGCTTTGCGGAAAAAAGCATCCTGTGCTACGTTAAGTGTATTGGCGTACTGTGAAATCTTCCACAGATCATCCGCACCTGATTCACCTACCGTCCTCAAGATACGTTGACGTAATGCTGGTGAACTAGATAGTAGTGTGTCAGCTAATTCAGAAGACAAACCCTGCTGTCCAAGATAGAATGTTGTACGAACAGCATCGTCATAAACGGCTTTCATACCACCAGTGAAAGAACCCGTCAGGGGTTTACCTGTTGCCACTTCCGCAGCACTCTTACCTACACGATATAGTGCAGACTCAATAGCTTCAGACGCAGCCCCAATAGTAACAATACTGCCAGTTGAATATCCGTTACGAATAGTAGTGGATACCTGAGACACAAGCAATGCTTTCAAGTTACGGTCTAGTTTTTGAGCGCCTTCGTAGAGCCAATTGAATGAATCAACCAACGCATTCCTGTCACCGTACATGTCGTCAACTTCTTTAGCAGCTTTCTTGTCAAGCTTCTTCAGGGTGTTCTGAAGACGGGCCAGCACAGAATAAGCCTGCAACGTTCTACCAGCATCACCAACAGTGGTACGGTTCATCCGTGCAAACTCTTCGGCAGTAATACCAGCCTGAGCTAGAGAGTCTTCCAAAACAGTGTTGTCGATCTTATCGATGTTAATGAAGACATTCTTCACCGCATCACTAATCTTCTGGTCTGCTTGTGGTGCCAGATCAGGAACACGTTCCCAAACCTCTTTAGCTACCTGTGCCGCCTTACTGTTTATATCGTTGCGTATTTGCATCTCAGCAACAGAGGTAGGCTTGCCTTCTTTGTCCAACAATGCACGACCTTCAAAGATGTCGTACTGGTCTTCCAATGCCTTCTCTGTTGGATCTTTAGCGGGTACGTCTACTTTAGGGGGAGGTGCTACTTTTGAAGATCTCTGATTTAATATCTCAGACAATTCAGGAACAGTGCCCTTACCAGCAACAGCTTTACCACCCTTAATGAGCAGCGCAGTTTCACCGCTACCCAACACGGCACCAAGTGCGGCAGATGCAGCAACACGACCAACACTAACACCGCTCTCAACTTTTTCACGAACAGCGTCAACGGATGGTGCATACTTCGCCTGATCTTCAGGTGACAGAGTAGGTAGGATTTCCTCAAGTTGTTTGAGTCTAGCGGCTTCACCAGTCAGTTCAATCTTTTGTTGAATGGTGTCAGAAGCAGCAGCACTCGTAGCCTCTATCGCTGGTACAGCAGCCAGCTTACCAGCAGTTGTTTTAACAGCTTGCTTGACACCAGCCTTTGTTGCTTCCTTCATGAAAGCAGAGGTGGCAATTTTACCTGCGCCTAATGAAATAGCCGTAGTTGGATCGCTGATAATGCTACCAAGAACATCAAAGACTGGTTTAGTACCCTTCTGTCCATCTTTGCTGAAGTAACTGGCTGTGTTATCAAACAGATCGTATGCTTCTTTAGCTTTGATCTTATCTTCGTCACTGGCTTTATTCAGGTATTGAAGCTCCTGTGTTGCAGAAATCAAATTTCCTGTACCGACCATACGCATATGGGTTGCCCAGCGTTTAGTATAGTCCTCTGCAGATTCACCAGCAACAGGTTGACCAGCCTCACCAAACCGCGAAGTGGCATACTGCACAATTTTCTTGATGTTCTCAGGATCACTGTACAACTGTTCAAACGGAATCTCTTTTGCTTTCTTGCTTTGACGCTCAGTTTCCTGACGCATCAATGCTGGACCAGCCGCTTCAAGGACGTTGAAACTTTGAGACTGCTCTGGTTTCGCAGGCACAGGAGACTGCTGTTGCTGCATAGCCATACGTTCAATTTGCTGTGGCGTAGGCTGAGTAGGCTGAGTAGGCTGAGTAGGCTGAGTAGGCTGAGTAGGCTGAGACATCTTAGGCAACTTCTTCAAAGCCTGTGCTATCTCCTCCTTTGACATTCCATCAGGAAATTCAACATTACCAACACCGATGATTTCAATGATCTGAGCCATATTTTATATTATTCAAAGTCTTGTTTGTCAGGATTCCAACGAAGTGTTGGTGTATTAGTTGGAGCGATTGTTGTTTTTGGAGTTGACTTCGATGTAACACCTCGCCCTGCTGCTGGTGTCGCTGCTGCTGGTGTCGCTGCTGCTGGTTTTGTCTTATTAGCAGCTGGCGCAGGCACATCTGGAATCTCTGGTCGAATAGCCTTACCATTGTCATCAAACATAACACCTGTAGACAACAGCGCGTTCTTATGCATTTCGGACTTAGGAGTACCATCTGGTTTAGTGTACTCTTTAATCAGTGAATTAGCAGCAATAGCGTTGCCACGTTTGAACAATTCAGACTCACCCATCTCACGCAACGTCAAAGTAACATTACCATCTCTATCGACCGATTTAATAAGTTTACCCGGTCCTAAGACGTTCTCAATGACTGAAGCACGAGAACGGGTTGCTGCTGTTATCAAATTACTCTGACTGATTTTGTCAGCATCAGTTTTGTCACCCTTACTTGGTGCCGCCAACAATGCTTTGCGCTGCGCTAACAATGTTGCGGCAAGAGAAGCACCAACTGGATCTTTGTTTTTTTGCTTTTCTTGTATTTCATTGACCAGATCGGTTTGAATTTCTGCTTCAGTTTTCTTATTAGTTTTAAACAAAGACTCGGCAGCTACTACACGAGCAGCTTTAACCATGACGTTGTTGATTTTGTCTTTGTCACCAGAATCGGAAATATCAAATGCTTCTTTCTGAATGTTCTTTTTGATAACTTCAAGATCTTGCAACGATGTGAAATCAAACTCAGCCCCAGTAGCAATCTCAGGGCGCTTGAACCCACTGGCAGCACGAAGCTGCTCAATAGAAACACCCATAGCCTTTGCTGTTTGCTCTTCTGCTTTAGAGCCTGCACGAGCAGAAGCGCGGCTACGCAATGTACCGATACCGAACAACCCTTCTGACTTAGCAGTTTCGATTGTCGATGGTTCTCCTTCAGTATCACGTGCTACAACTGGCAACTCTGTCAGCTTTTTCACTTGCTCTAATGCGGTCAACCCTGAAGGATTGTCCTGTTTGATCTTGACAACGTCTTTCACTTTGATGCTACCGGGATTGGTCTTAACCAAATCAGCAACAGCACTCATGTAAGTTTTGTTAGTGGCTGCAGCAAACAGTTCGTCTTGTGTAGCAGTTGGATCGTTCTCTTGCAACAACTTGATGTTCTCAGACAACTCTGTCGACATCTTACGGTTCTCAGCCTGCACCTTGTCGTACTGTTCCTTCAAAGCTTTGACACCATAGGTAGCAGCCACAGCCGCTTGCTTCTCATCTTCCTTGAGAGTCTCTGTGATGTTCTCAGCAGCACCTGCCACAAATGAGCTAAATCGAAATCCCATTACATATTCTCCATCTTGTTCTTACGAGCCATTAAACCAGATAGCATAGGCTCAGACGGTTCTTCAACAACTTCTGCGGGGGTTTCTTTAGCTTTCTGCAAAGCTTTACGAATCACACGAGCAGGAACGATATCATCGTCTGGATCTTTTTCAAACACTTCATATTCAACACCGTGTATCTCAGCCAATGTCACCAGCATTTCGATGATGACAGGAGTGACCAAGATACCAGCATCAATTGTGTGTACATTACTAGCAACACCAGTAAGCATCATAGCGTTAGCAAGGGCAGCAATAGGTACACCAGTCTCTAACACATCCAACATACTGTTGATTGTGCGTGGATTGGTTAATGTACTAATGTAACGCTGAGCTATCTCTTCAACCTTTACAAGTTGAGGAGGAGTATTCCAAGGTGTCGAGCGAGGACTATCGGTGAAGGAAATACCGGGAGGTACTGGTTTAATAAAGTCTATGGTTGTCATCTTAGCCATTTAACATTCCCTTTCGTTCTTGTCGAATGCTATACACCATGTTAGCGATGACATCCATTTCAGTCTTTGGTTTCTCTTCAGATGTGAGAGGTTTTGATGGTGTAAGTAAGCCTTTGTTCTTAGAAGACTTAGTAGGCTTTTCTTCTTTCGACGCGATCATCGCCTCAATCTTTGTCATGTAGCTTTTGATGTGTTCCATACATTACCTTTTAATTCCAAATACAGACTTGATGTCATTAACAGTAATGTTCTTAGCAATTTCAGTGAAGAGACTACCAATGGCTTTACTATTATCACCGTCAGCCTTGATGTTAGCAACATCTTTCTGAATAGAAGCAATAGCCAAGTTAGAGATGCGATCTTTAGCGCTCTCACCAGTCTTCCAAGAATACGACAACAAATCCCTGTAGGTCTGACTCTGTTGAGCGTAGGTAGAAGCAGACAAGTCTGTAGCGTTCTTTGCATTCACAGCATTGGCTGCATTGACTGCAGCAGTATTAGCTGTAGAAACATCAGCCAAGATTTTAGCATTGGCTACGTTAATCTCAGCAGACATGCGTGAATTAAATTCAGCACGATCATTCTTCTCTTGAGCGTTAAACTTGATGAGTTCGTTGGCAGCATCCATGTTAGCCAAGCTTATCTTATTCTTCTCAGAAGCATTGAACTGGTTAGCTGTCAAAGCCAATGTAGCATTAACCTTGGCAATATCGTTAGCGTTGGTGGCATTGGTCAATGAAGCAGCATTAGCTGCAGATGCATCAGACAAGATAGACTGTGCAATTTGCTGACTCTTCAACACAGCCATCTGCTGCTTATTATCCAAGTTCTTCAAATCTGTTGCCAAGAAAGCCTGAGCATTCTGCACAGCAGTTTGCTGACGAGCATTCAAGTTTGCCATGTCCATCGAAGCAATGGTGGCTGCGTTGGCTAGGACCGTTTGTTGTGAAGCATTCAAGTTGGCAATACCAATATCCTTCATCAACTGAGAATTATTCAAAGCAGCTTGTTGTGCTGCAGTAAATGTGGTGTTGAGGTTTTCAGCAATACGAGCAGCATTCAACACAGCAGCCTGTTGTTTATTATCCAACACCTTACCCTGCATAGCGGCTTCAATCTGAGCATTAGCCAAAGCTGTTTGCTGACGGTTAGAAGTGTTGCTAATGTCCACTTGCACTTGCATAGAACTGTTATGCAAAGCAGCCTGTTGCAAGTTGTTCAGGTTGATGTTGGCTTGTTCAGCGTAACGAGCAGCATTAACAACTGCAGCTTGCTGTTGGTTGGACAAGTTCTGTCCCTGCAAGGTAGCTCTGATCTGTGTGTTAGCCAACATAGTCTGTTGCATGTTGCTGAGGTTTTGACTCTGCAAAGCAAACGAGTTGGTGGCGTTGGTAAGACGGGCTTGCTGTTCATTAGACAGATTCTGCAAAGACAAACCCTGCTGTGCAGCAGCGTTAGCCAACGAAACCTGCTGACGGTTGTTCAGGTTCTGCATACCCATCTGCTGGAACACTTGAGCGTCCTGTACAGCAATAGGCAGGGCACTCTCCATAGCGGCTTGGAAGATTGCTGTAGCAGCCATAGAGCTACCACCCAAGCCTCGTGCAGCCATAGCAGCGTTAGCACCACGAATAGCACCAGCAGCCCATGCAGGGGTGGCACCATCGTCAAAGCTCTTCATCAGCTCAGACAACTGACCTTGCACTGTAGACATGGCATCAACGTTGCCCTGTGCAGCTTCTGCCAAGGTGCCAGCATCCACTGTAAATTTATCCAGCTTTGCTGCCACCATCTTAGCGTCAGGAGCAAGACCTGCAGCAGTGATTGCTGTAGCCTGTGCCATGTCACGCTCTGCAATTTGAGCAGGTTTGACAAGCTCGTTAGCCTGCACTTGTCCCTGTGCAGCCTTTACAGCTGCAGGTGATTTAGTCTGTGCAGCCTCTGCTGTAATAGTGGGGACTTCGGTGACAGCTTCAACCATTTCACCAGCCTGTGTCTTACGCTCTTTTGCAACAACAGGTACGACTGCTGACTTGTCGACAGTCTGTGCTGTAGCTATCGCACCTTTAGACACTGTGCCTTGTTCTGCTTCAGCGAGAGAACCTTCAGAGACAGTGCCTGTGGCTGCAGTTTGACCAGCTTGTGCTGTTTTAATAGCACCTTGCGTAGTTTGTGCGGTGGCATTAGTTGATTTAACAGGTGCGGGAGCAGATACACCAGCAGCTTGTGTAACCTGTACAGGTGATGCAGTGACAGCATCACCTGTGACTGGTGTTTTCACAGTCATGCCGGGAGTGATTTTAGTCTCTTCAGCTTTGTAGGTTGTAGCAGTAGGTGCTTTAGGAACAGCACCACCTTCAGCAAACTTCTTAGGCTGCACAACACCGCCCTTAGCCATACGCTCCACAAACTTAGAAGTGATAGCGCTATACTTCTGAGCGTCAGAAGGTGACGAAGCAAGGAAGTCGTCGAAGCCCTGCATAGGACCGTCATATCCCATCTTACGTGCAACGATTTCCTTTTGTTTTGATGTGAAGCTCTTATCCATATTGTTTCCTATTAAGCCACCAAACCGGGCAAGTACACAGTTTTACCATCACGCTTCGTAGCTGTCATTACTTGTTTTTTCAAGTTGGCAGGGTCATATGATACATGCACCCAACCACTGTCAGGTACACCGGGTGTATAAAACTCTAAAATCAATTGAGTGAATTGTAACTCATCACGGATGTATGCTGCCAGTTCTGCATTAGCAACACCGGGTATTTCGATGTCAGCAGCTTGACCTTTGCAATGATCACTGGTCTTGCTACCACCAACTGAAGCATTCACTTCTGGGCTTCGATAGCCGCTGTTAACTTTGACACCTCTATCGTAATGATCACGTACAGGCTGCAACACATTAACAGCCAATGACTGGAGAGCAGAGATAACGTCTTGTGTAGGAGCATTGTCGAGACCTTTGCGTAGAGCAGTTTCGCTTTGTGTCAGTTCGTTGAGAGTGAAGTTGGCTGTCAGTTTCATTTGGTACTTTCAGTAGTGGGCCAAGCATCAATCAAGGCTTTGGCATCAGCGGCGTGTCCGTCAGCTTTTTTCGCCATGTCTGTAAGAGCAGCGCTGCACTCTCCGAATACGGCTGCGAGGGTTGTGGTGTGGTCTCTAACGGAGGGGCAGGTAGCACTACTGACTTCAACGGTGGTGCGACTGTGGTAGTCGCGCACCCAGTCAAGCTCAGAACGAGCACGAGCGGCAGCAGCAGCATTGGCAGCAGCGGTTTGTTGAGCCTTTTTGAGAGCATTGTCTTTCTTCTCCTGCAAGAGTATTGTTTGTTCCATAGCATCAGCAGTGGCCTGTGCAACAGCAGCATTGTGAGCAGCATGGATGTTGTCAATCTCAGCGTTGAGTCGCCAACCATTGACAAGGAAGCCAACAGCAAAAGCTGTAGCAGCTACACCACCTGTGATGTATAAATTCATTCTGACATCTTCCCACGAATGTAGGCAGTAGCAGCCATGAATGCAACAACGATGGTGCCCATAGCAGCACAGAACGTAGTAGCCAATCCCATTACAGCATCAACCTTTGCAAGCTCTACAAATGGAAGCAGCATCAACACTACGGTGATGAACGGAAGAAACAAAGCAAACCACGCCATCACTCGCTGTTGATCAGCAAGCTTGTCCATGTTGTCGATCTGCATCATCCGTTCAGATCTGTTGAGTTCTTCGTCAGTGACAACACCATCGTGGTTGATGTCAAACTGATTGTAATGTGAATCTTTCTCAAGAGTCTTTGTCATGCTCTGTCCCTGAATAGAGTGATGATGATGATGGTGAAATAGATGGAGAAGGCTAAGACAATTGCTAAAGCTCCCCACCACATACCTTCAATAATCTTGACTCGTCTACGCATCTTCCTGCGTATCTCTTCTTCCTGTGCTTCCTTGCGTTGCTTCGCTGCCTTAGCTTGAAACATACGCCAGTCGTTGATGAGGCCGGGTCTGCCGTAATAGGTCATAGCCTGTTCAAGCTCTTCCTTCTTTGCCTTTATCTGCTCAAGAGCAAAGAACTCTTCAGCATCGGTGTTGATGGTGTCACCACTCTTATCAAGCAAACGCTTACGTAATGTAGCTTCGCTATCAAAGAGTTGTGACAAAGCCTTGCCAGCATTCATCAAGTCACCAGTGTTCGATACAGCTTCCTTGATAACAGCAAACGCTGCATTAGCAGCAGCGAGTTCTACAAGCATTATCGAAACATACGCTCACCAACAAAGGTGAGGATGCCGCCGAATAACGAAGCGATGGTCATACCCATCCAGAACCCACCCTTGCTTTGATTAGCCAATGCCAGCAGCTTCTTTATGTCAGCGTCCATACTGTCCACCTTCTTACTGAGGGTGTCAACAGTGCTGATCAGCTTGCCATATTCGACAGGATCTATATGTTCCATTTGTACTACTACCTACACAGACGCTTATGCGTTCCAAGGTGTGCCAGTGGCGGTCACAGGGTTTTTCTGCAAGGCAATGTTCTGAGCCAGAGAAGCCTCTGTTGCGTCCTTGTCCACGCCCGATGCCCAGCACCAGCCCAGCACTTCAGCCTCGGTGACATCAGCGTAAG